TGCGGACGTTTTGTTTTTTCACCATATTCTCCTGTTACAAAGACGCCCATGGGAGCGTCCTGTACTTTTCGGAGCTTTTTCATAAATAGTTGAAAATCTTGGTAAATAAGTTTAGGCGATCGAAGATTCTCATCTGAGTACGTGAGAGTTAAGAATGTATTTTTTTCGTGCATTTGCGCTTCATGTATGCATCGAACGGCCCATTGGCGTGCGTAGTCGAGACGACATTCGATGCACTTGCCGCACGGGAGTTGGAATTCAGAGAATTCTTTGCTACGTTGCTTGGGAGACCAGGATATGGTTTTACCGTCAGCTTGAAAGCCGACGGTTCGGGGGGATGTACAACGCACCTTGTATGTCCTCTTTTTTTTTAGAGACGGATTCCGCCACGAAATTTTCGTGGATTAAGTTTGTTCACTGAGTGAACGCCTGTCGCTTTGCGAAATGATTTCCGAGAGTGACTTTTGGACATCGGCTTGCGTTTCATTTACCCCCCTTTTTGTGACACCTTTTTGAGTATTGGTGTCACTGGGCCTAATTACAACAAGGAGTCGTAATTAGGCCCGGCGTGTTATCGGTCTTTTACCTCTACCGCTTTAACCACGTGACGTGGTGTGTCTAAGGGTTGTAGTTTTCCTGTACCATCGTCGTAAGCACCGAGGTGGTACAGATCGTAATCCTCCGGATATTGAAACACTGTTGATTTTTCGTCTTTGACGAGTTGCATGAAGTTTCGTTCCGCCTCGCCATGTGTTCTCGAGAAGAACGGCGGATTGTAGATTTCAGATTTCGCGTCGCGGATTGAGTAGACTTGCAGTTGCATTTTGCACCTTTCGTTTTTCGGGCACCGCTGCCCGGTTATTTCGGTTCCTGGAGTATGATGACTCCAGGCTTTTTGTCTAGATCGTTTGTTTGATTATTTTTGTTGTTGATCTGTTGAGAAGAAGAGAGACGACCTTTCAATACCCCTAAAGGGGTGATTCCAGGTCGTGATGCGCGCAGGGGCGCTTGTAGTGGGTGTTGGCTTTGCCTATAGCAAAGCATTGTGTGTGGCGCTAAGAACGGCGTTCACTTCGTTCACTTGGCCTTGCTACGCGGCGGCCCCCGTCCCTTGCGCTGTGGTTTTTTAAGATTTCGTCGGCCGGAGGCGACGAGGAGTAGCGCCCCCTTAGGGGCGCTTTCCTCACGAGCAAGTAAGCTCGTCGAGGTGTTTATGATTCGGGATCAGGGAGTGGTGGTTGAGTTTCATGAGAGCCCGGACTGACGCCTCCTGTTTTATTTTGTTTTGAGTTTTGTTTTGTTTTTGGAGGCTGATTGAGATCGGGCGCATGTATTTTATCCACCAGACCTAGAGAGATAGCCTCATCAGTGTTTTTAGAGTCAGAGAGGAAATCAATAAGATTTCCAGGATCATTGCCGAAGCGCTTACGGACTTCAGCAGGGAGAGATTCAAAGCGATCTTTTGCATCCATGACGGCATGTAGCATATCTCGGTATTCACCGAAGCCAGCCATGTCTGCATATACGCCTTGACGGCGGTTCACGTGATACAACTCGCCAGTTTGCTCGTATTTTTTCATTATATTATTCACATCACATTCCGCAGCGAATTGCTGCTGAGTAAGAGTGGGTTCATCGTTCGGAGTAGAGACATCCAGAGTGCCATTCTCACGAACAGAGAATTTTTGACCAAGGGGAAGACGGGATTTTTTATCGTACATATCGCTCATGGGAGTTTAATTCCTTTCAGTTTATCCATTTTGTTGAAGTGTTTAAGATCGTCCGCAGTATCTTGAGCGGACTCTTTGAGTTTTTTAACCCACGGCCGAATAACGTCATACACGTCATTTTTAATTTCGGCAGCCGGGATACCTCTCGTGGCAACTTTCGTGTCCACATCGGTTTTTTGTTTTTGGGATTTAAGAAGGTCAATTTCAGCACGGCCTTTTTCAAGTTGGTTTTTTAAGCCGACGAGTTCAAGGGCATTAGAGCCAAGACCTTCCATAGTATTTTGGGATTGAGACATCGCGCCAGCAGGAGTGGAAGCTCCGGCATTCGCGGAAAGAATGGGATTGAGACCAGCGGCACGGAGATCTGTAGTTTCTCGTTGATGTGCCGTAGAACTCATTCTTTCCTGAAACGCTTCTTGAGCGCGAGCATTATCCCAGTTCGCTTGATTCGCAGTACCTGCGCCAAGCATATTCGAGATTCCGCCCCCTATGGAGCCGCCGATGGCGGCTCCCGCGGGACCGCCAAAGACAGCGCCAAGCGCAGTACCGGCGACAGCGGGAACAGCATCGAACCAACCCATTAGAACCTCCCGAGAGATGATGGAACTGAGTAAGTCATCATCGGACGCGCGTGCTTATAATTAAAGAACGCATCGAGGAGAATTTGGGGAGCAGTCGAGCTCGCAAGAGCACGGGTGATAGGAGTGTTTTGAACGATAAACGTCGCATTAAGTGCAGGGGTCGTCGTGAATTTCTCCGCCATGTGCCACTGATCGATCGGAGCGGCGTAAGTAGACCGGAATTGGCCTTTGATTTGCGACGGTTTGTAGCGGTACTCAGAGTAGCGCTCTTGATAACCGAAGACGTTAAGATCGCCTGCGGTACCGTCAAGATAGATTTCCTTGTTCAGAATAGTTTGCTCGCCAAGTTCCTGAAGCTTGGGCCAGAAGAAGTCATATCGCGTAGAACGTGACCAGAAACGCTCAAGGCCTTGCTGATAGGTGATATCCGCACGAGCGCAAGCGAGACCGATAACGAAGCCGTGTTCCACGAAACTCTTCGTAAAGCCAATCGGAGATCCGCCAGTTGAAGTTGTTGCGAAGGCGGAAAGAGAACCTGCATAGCTTGAGCCGGAAGTGGGTGCGGTTTGAGCCACCGGATGAGAGTTAATTCGAGTCTGTCCGCCACCAAGATACTCCGGACGTTGAAGCCGGAAGTCTGGACTGACGACGTTGAAATGAGCCTGGAGAATTTCGACATAACGAGTTCCGCCTCGAGCATCGAGTTCGAGAAGCGACTGGACCTGAAAAGCCTGTCGCAGAGAATTGATAGTCGCAGCAGTTGCAGAGGAAAGATTGGCAATTAAGCCTCCTTGAGGATGCATGGAGAGAAAGTCGACGCCCTGTGTTAACTTGTTTGCGTTGATGGAAGCCGCGCCGTTGGCCGCGAGCGTATTGGTTCCACCGTAGTACCAGGTCGCTGCAGCCGCATTAGCGACGCGCTCAACGGGCGCTGAGGTACCGAGGGGTAGGGAAACGGCCGTGCCTTTTTGAGGCCAGGGCAGGGCGCTAGTGAAGTAATCGTGGCGTTTCCCGCGCTTGAGCAGAGCATAGTTCGTATAAGTATCCGGACCGTCGTTAATTTGGACGGTAACCGAGTTCTGCATGTTTTGATCACGGAACCACTGGTTCCAAATCAGGTTGTATGCGCGAAAAGGTAGGGCGTTGATACCGGAATAACCAGGACCGATATCGGTCGGCAGACCGAATTTATCGAAGATGGTATCAACCTCGGGACCACCAGCAGGGAATGCCGAGAGATTTGGGATCACGTAAGACGTAGAGTCGCCTGGGTTATCTTGGGCGCCGTTGAATTTTTCCCAGTTCGACCAAACGAGGCGGTTTGGAACGAAGAAGAAGAAGAAGTCGACATAGAGATTGTCCATGATCGGGACAAGCTGGGTTGCAAGACGGGCGAACGTCGACATGTTCACATTACATGTGTCGCCCGGTAAGATCTCGTCCACAAAACATGGCACGAGATAGTCGAAGTTGAATGTGTCCTTGATCGTGAACGAACGATCAAATTGAGAACGCGCCATCTTCACGTCTGGAATTTGCGCGAAGCTGTGCTGTGAGTACCTATTACCTAGTTGCATTGAACACCTTTCGGGTTACAGCTTCAGATTAGCCTGAAGCATTTTAAATTTTGATTCGATGATAATCTTCCGAACCTCGGAAGGAGACAAGGGACGCGCGCCGTAGTCAGCAGTAAGGAGACGATGTTTATAATCGTCGAATTGCTGATCGGAGACTGACGACGCGTGAGAGATTTTTTCGAGTTTTACCCGTGTAACATAAGCAAGCCACTCATCGGGCTTGTGTTCTTTGAACCATTTTTCATAGTAACGGGGGATGCCACACGTAGATCCATCCGGAAGTACGATGTGGCCTTGATTGAATACGTCCTTGTAATACTTTTCGAGCCATTTTTTTCCTATGGCATTTTTGTTCGATTTTTTCGAGACGGGCTCAAATTCATGAGTGCCGTCATTTCCGTGGCCTAATTTTTTTGCTGAGTATCGGGCGCAGTATCCTGCTGATTCGAAGGTAACCGATCCGAATTCGCCTTTTCCGTGAGGCCACAAGGGATTTCGTTTCCAGTTTCTGCATTCCTGCACTTCATCCGGAGAGAAGGGAGCGAGAGTCTTGGAGGAGTAAACTCGATCTCCGCGTTCGTTGGAATACCGGTACACGCTGTCGCTAGGAGACCAACCAAAGATAAGAGCATGCCAATGCGGACGTTTTGTTTTTTCACCATATTCTCCTGTTACAAAGACGCCCATGGGAGCGTCCTGTACTTTTCGGAGCTTTTTCATAAATAGTTGAAAATCTTGGTAAATAAGTTTAGGCGATC